TGACCACTCGGCCGCGATTCTTCAATTGCCACTCGACAAAATCGTTGACGTCGGCAATGCCATCCTCAACGGTGTCGTCGCCCATGGCGATCGTGGCCTCTGGATCACTCGGCACCCCTTTCGAGATGTCATAGTAAACCCGGTCGGCCAACACCGTCTTGCAGTTGCCGTCGATCGTCTTAAGCGCTCCCGAGGCTTGAATTCCCGGAAATAGCTTGCGACAGACGACTCCATTACTGAAAACGAAGGAGCCATAGTTCAACGCCTGGTGACGTGCAAGTGCAATCGTCTGCCAGCGTGAAAACAAGGCCTCATTCGTAAACTGCGTGAGACACAGTCGGTTGTCTAACTCGAAATTATCATCGAGCTGCCAACCAGCGACTGTGAAGTCATGCCCAGAGCGATCAAATGATCGCCACCCCTTGGAGTTCTTTCTCCCGTAGCGGCGAACCATCCTATTCACACCTCCATACCTGAAACTGTATCCCGGTTTCATAGGCTGGAGCTCGGCATGCTTCATGGTATTGTCAAGCATAATGGACCACAGAACACGGTCGACGCATTGATCAATGAGGCTCACGCCCCAGATTAAGCGCCAACGTCTCTGGTGGACCTTCTTCATCTTGTGCGGCTCACGTTTCTGAAAGATCCGTATCGGATCGGCTACTTCCCATTTCGCCTGATCACCCCACGCCACCTCATACTTCTTGATACGCTCCAAGACTGCCAGGACCAATCCCTCCAGTCCGATCGCTGCCACAACATCGTTGTTGGTCAGCAAACCGGCCCTGGTAAAGATTGCCCCTGGATTCGATTTCCCATTCTTCTCGAGGAGTTCTCTCACACAGCGCAAAACATGCTCTGCAGAAAAGGCATCCTCGGGAATCTCCCACTTAGAATATGGCATCATCGCTTCCAACCGATCGAGTGCGCGCTGGCGCACCTCTCGAGGAGGAGGCGGAACCATATTGAAAGTCATCGACTGACAGTTGAATGACTCAATCTCATACTTGGCTCCTATTGGAGGATACTCAAACTCGCTTTTTACGGCGGGTTCGATCAGCCTCGATTCGGAGCTGTCATAGAGTGTTGGTCGCGGCAGCAGCTGCGAGAGCTTCGTCTCTTCAACGACGAACCATTCTCGCGGCTCTAGGCCTTGTTCCCCTGAGTCTTTTGGGAGGCCGCCCGAAAAAGCGTCAACGCAGTCGACAGCTCCTCAGTGAGCTCTTCAACTGAAGAGCGTTTCATTGGAGGTTTCGTCGGCACCATTGGCTGGTCCGGAAGGGATGGGGGCAGCGGAGTCGGCTGAAGGGCCGGAGGCAACGGGGTCGGTTGGAGAGTTGTCTCCTTGACCCCGTGCTGCTCCTTAGCGATCTGCTTCGAAGCACCGACCAATGGCTCCGCCTTGCTCGCAGTCACCTGCTTACTCGGCTTCACCTCAGCCTGGGATTGCGGCTTAGAATCTGGCTTCTTATTCGCCTTCTTCAACTGCTTCTGCAGTGCCGCAATCTCCTGACTCGCCGCCTGAATGCGCTGGCCTCGAGCCTGCGCCTCGTCCTTGAGTTTTTGAACTTTCGCAACGAGGGCCTGCTTCTCGCTCTCATGGGCCTTGGCGGCTTTCGCCTGCCTAGCCAACGCCGCCCCGGCTTTCTCCAACAAGGGAGTCGGATCCGGGAGCGGCGGGAGGGTCGTCTCGGCAAAGCCCAGATCTCTATCGACCGAGCCGCTGAAACCAACCGCTTGCACATCCGCATCATTATGGAATGTCAAGGGCTCGTCATCAGATTCGATTGGTGCATCATCATCATACACCTTATCATCGTCCATGTCGGCCCAAGACATCCCCTTCACGGGCTCAAGAGCACTTCGCAGGACCTCATCGTTTTCACGAAGACGATCCTCGATTCGCATCTCAGCTCGCTCAGCGCGCTCCGAACGCTCCACCTCCGCAGTGACACGACGAGCGATCTCACGATCGAAGTCGG